GGGTCTCGCTGAAGCTCCGCGCCAAGTGCTCGGATGGCATAACCCAGATCGTCGGAACGGGATTGTTCACCATGCGCCATGCAGTGCCAATCATCATGGCCGTGGTCTTGCTTGTTTGTGAGCCAAAGCACAAGCATAAGTCTGTTACTTCGGGATCGGCAAAAGCCTCAAGCGGCTCACGCACGTAAGGAGTTAAAAGTGTCGAGTAAGGCCCAGGAGTTTCGGTTTGCCTGCGACTGAGGGTAATTTCATCTTCTGCCCACTCCCATACCGAACGGCCGTCCGTTGGCGCAAAGACAGAACGCAGCCCCCGCTCAAGATGATCCAGCAGGCTCACGGCAATCCGACATATTTGTGAAGCTGTATGCTGATTCGCCAGTTGCGCTCCATACATACTTGCACGCACAAGTCGGTTGCTTTCTCTGACTGACTTAATGGTTGCAGCCACACAACGGGCGGTTTGTATCCGTCAAGTAATAAGTCAAGTTTCTCCACGTCAGCCGTTCGACCAACCGGATGCTTTACTTCGTTGGCGCGATGAAGTGACTCGCGCAACACAACCCTGCCTCCGGGCATGTCGATCTTGGGTGAGACTGTTACGAACGTGGACTTAGGCACATGAATTGCATACGTCCCGCTTGTCTCGACTTGCGTGGTAAAACCAGCATCCGTCGCGTGCTTTAGCAGATTAAAAATTTGTTGGGCGCATGGCTCGCCTCCGGTCAACACAAGATGGCGGGCGGTGAACCTTTGGGCAATGGTATAGATCAAATTCTTTTCTTCCCACTCAATGCCTCCCGCTACCATCTGACGGGTAAAGATATTGTCGGGCGGTTCATCAACTTTATCTTTGGCCCACGTGTATTTGGTATCGCACCACGGGCATCCCACGGGACAATACTGAAGTCGAACAAAGACGCTTGGTTTGCCTGCGTGCGTGGCTTCGCCTTGGATAGTTTGGAATACTTCGCTTATGAGGATCATAGTGTTACTTGTGCGCTGCACTTGCGGGTTTCTTCGATGACACATTTGATACAACGCACCCCTGTTCCGCGCAGCATTGACGGGGCAATCTCGTTAATCAAATGCATGGCAAGATTTTCGGCCGTTGGGTTGAACGGCAGTTCTACTACGCTTGGATCAAGCTGTCGCAGCTCCGGCAGCATTGGATCTTCGTGCCACAGCAACATTTTGTGATCCCACTCTTCTTCAAGCCACATGCACAGCTTGGCTTTCATTACGGAGAAATCAATCACCCTTCCAACTGAATCCAAACCATCTGCCGCGCATACAAAATGCACTCGGTAGTTATGTCCGTGCAAGTGACGGCACTTGCCTTCGTGTCCTACGACCCGATGTCCGCAGGAGATGTCGTGGTAGCGGTTCGCTGTGATCATTTGAATCCTTGGCTTGCGATGATGTTGAGGAACTCGGTCTTGCTGCTTGGGTTGCGCATAAACTCGCCGCGCATGACGGACGTGACCATATCGGTGTCGGTTTCTTTTACGCCGCGCCAAGTCATGCAGGTGTGGGTTGCTTTCATTACCACAGCGAGGCCGATGGGCTTGATGAGCGATTCAAGTTCGTCAGCCAACATGACGATGGCTTCTTCTTGTATGTGCGGGCGCGCCATGACCCAGTCGGCCAGCCGAACAAACTTTGATATGCCAATGACTTTCTGTGACGGAATGACGCCGACCCAGACCTTGCCCATGATCGGGCAAAAGTGGTGCGAGCAGGCCGAGCGAACTTGAATTGGGCCGAGCGTATAAATCTGATCCAGGTTCTTCACGTTGGGGAACTCGGTAATTTTTGGACGAGGACTAAATCGTCCCCAAAATACTTCGCGGCAATACATCTTTGCAACACGCCTTGCAGTCTCTTTGGTATTGTGATCATTGTCCGTGTCGATGTGCAGGGCGGATAGAATTTGTCCGAAGTGATGTTCAATCACTTGCTCCATGTGAGAGCGATGCTCGTCACTGAGCGGCGTGTGATGGTTTGCGTTAGTCTTCATTGGTAATCATTGCCGCGTTCTCGCCGTCCTCGGAAACCCACACGCAGACCCGCCGATAGGCGTATCGCGATTGCAGATATTCCAAGATGCGGGTCGCCATGTGCTCGCAAGAGTCGCTTTCATTGCAAAGCCACTCCAGCGTGCGAGACTCAAGTTCGCGCTTGAGCAAAATAAATTCCACTTCACGGTCTTCGTGATAAACCTCCAGCCGCACGCGGCAATGGAAAATGTGGCGATGCAGATTGCGTAGGAACGCAACCTCTTCGGGCGCTGACGGCCAGCAATGCTGACCCTCAAACTGCCATGTGACTTCGATGGACTTCTTCATAATAGTCTTCGTATCCGTGCATTCCCCAATTCATCATCTGGAATCGTTGGCTGTTTTGATAGCCGTCCACGCCTCCCTGCACGGGCGCGTAGCGATGATTTCCGTCTGACGAGACAAATGGCACCACTTGGCTAAAGGCCATTGTTTTCTCTACGCCGAACCTTCTGCCCATTGCCCACGTGGACGAGTCGCAGGAACCAAGGCAGTTGTGAGGGAAGTGAGCTTGGCCGGGAGATACGCCCAAGAAATGAACGAACGGCCGTTTGTTTTCCGGTCGCCGCATGATGCGGTCATATACGAAGGCGGTTAGTATAGCCCGCGTCTCGCTTGACGATTGAACCAGATTGGAAACGCAAATGCGGTCATAGCCATCGCACAAGTAGTCCAGATAGTCCGTGCCATCAAGCAGCGGATGATAGACCGGGATCGGGCAAAGACCCGCAGCATGAAATCGTTCTCTGGTTTTGATCTTTTCTTCTCTGCCGCCCAGATCGACTTCAACATATCCCCACACATCCTTTTTGATCTGCTGGCACATTGCCATGTAATCGGCCAGATACTTTTCTCCCGTATCAATGTCGGCCAACTTTAAGCGCAGTCCCTCCTCAAACGACACTCCTTTGCGCTTGGCCTCGGAATTGGCAAGGCTGAATACACCAGAGTCAATCATGAGGTGGCGATAAGACTTCGCCAGATTGATCGCGCACTCAGCGGCAGGAGGATTGTGCTCCAGTAATCCGTATTCAATAAGCGCAGAAATGTTTTTCTGGTAGGGCAGGGTCGCCAGCTTGCTTGGCATGTCGGTATCCCACAAAGCCAAAAAATAAATGCCTCTCTCGTTCGGCGACCAACTGCCGTCTGTCTTCCTGCGCTTCATAGCGGGGCAACCTCCAAGCCAGCGCGTTTTGCTTTCGTCAGCATAAGCGCACAGAAGTAGTTGTTGGTATTGACGACAAGAAATCGTTTTGTTTCGCAGAGAAGACAGAAGGGAAATCCGTAAGGCAGGAGCAGCATGTCTTCTTGCAGTAGCGGCATGAAGGCCGACCAATCAGAGGACACCTTGCCGCAGAACACAATATGTTTGCCCGCGCGCCATGCTTGGCCGTTCTCCACTTCCATGTCGGTTTCCAGTGTAAAGTCAAGCAGGTTCAATGCCTCGCCCTTGCCATTGGTGGAGCCTTCTTCTTGCTCCATGCCGCGCTCCCAATCTTTCAAGATGTCTGCCAGTTCGGCATCGCTCCAGCCAACCAAGGCAAGGGAGGCTTCGTCCATTTCTTTGAGGTCGGCAATCTCCAGCTTGAGCAACTCTTCGTCCCAGCCGCCGCCGATTTCTGCAAGGCGGTTGTCGGCCAGCATGTAGGCCCGCTTCTGCGTGTCGGTAAGATGTCCAAGACGTATGCAGGGAACTTCGGGAAGCTGTAATAGTTGCGCCGCAAGCACCCGGCCATGTCCCGCGATGATGCCATTGTCCGCATCGATAAGCACCGGGTTGTTGAACTCAAACTCTTTAATGCTGGCTGCGATTGCCGCCACCTGCGCCTTGTCGTGCTTCTTGGCGTTGCGCGCGTAGGGAACCAGAGTCTCCGTTGCTATGTATTCAATTTGCTTGGCTTGGGACTTTTTCATAGATGGATTTGAATAGTGTTTTATCTCTCCACTCTTCCAGCGCCTTCTGCGCCAGAACGGGGTCTTGGGGATTTACCTTGGCCGCTAAAGCTGCGGGCATTGCGCTGACGATTGTTTTGATATCAAGCAGCACAGCACGATAGCGAGCCTCGGCTTCCGGCACTTGAATAGTCACTCCGTCTCTTTCCAGCAAGTTTCGAAATTGATTTTCCAAGGCTGCTTGTCGATGGAGCAGTTGCTGCATGGTCTGCATCCAGCGTCGAGCCGCCTCGTAGTCGCCGTTGCGCTGGCTTACTACAATCATGCTCTTGGCGAGCGTGCGGCTGGTCACAGCATCGCGCAGGGCGTCCTCACAGCTTTTCCGTGCCGTAGGAATATCGTTGGCCGCCGCCACTTCCTCGGCGTGCTCTTGCTCGTCTTGGCTTGGCGTGACTGCTGGCGCGGCTGGTAGCGGCTGTTCAAGCGGTGCTCCGGTCTTCAGATTGACGTTGCGCTTTCTCCACGCAAGAGCTTCGGCCACACTGGTCTTTGGCATACCGCGACGAATCATTTTATGAGTGCCGTTTGCACTCATGCCCAGCGCGCCTGCAAGCTCTCGAATGGTCACGCGTGGCATAATGTGTCAACTGATCCCGTCCACCAAGACTTTTTACAGGGGACACTTACAAAAACACCGAGGGTCAGCTGCCACCCTTTGAAAGGGTCGCCAAGAGTTTTCTTGTTTCTTGTTGATGGTCAACGAGTTACTCAATTTTCTTGGGCCGCTTGCGACGTGGCTTCTGCCACGGGCCGACCGGATCGACGGGAACAAGCTCGACGGTCAATGGATTGTCCAAGTAACCATCCGACTGCATGAGGAACACTTTGGCATAGCTTGGATCGCCGATCTCATCCAAGCAAGACCAGAGATCGTGCCCTCGCTTGTTGTCTGTCATGACTATTGTGGCGGTGCTGTCGGGCCACATAGCAAAGTAAAAGGACACGTTCGTCATGCTGCCACCTTATCTTTCTCTCTGCGTCTTCTGGCATCTTCTCTCGCCACTTGATCAAGCAGATCGTAGGACGCAACGCCCTTCAGTCCTTTGATGAACTTGCTTCGCTTGCGGTCTTGTCTGCTTTCAAACATGCCGCCGAAGTCGTGACCCTTGTGCCAATGCTTGTAGGCGCTTCCCCCGCTCATTTGCGCATCCCTCGACGGGCCTCCTGCTTTTCGTGCAGCCACATCATCGCGCGGGCGTAGTTGCCCACATCGTCAATAGTGACCGCGTTGTCTGATACTATGCCGTGGTCTTGTAGTGTGTTCATGACTTGATTATCGCTCCACCCTCTTGCTCGTGCATAGCGGCGCAGAGGGTGATCTTCTGGTTTGTCCCATTGCCATCGCATTACCACTCATATTCGGTTTTGGCGTCCTTGGGACGTTCCAGCGTTAGCGTGTCGATGTGCCGCAGCGTTCCTTTGTAGCAGTAATGAGGTCGCCCCTCCTCGGCGCGGAACCACTCTTTTGCCATTGCCTCATAGCCATAGCACCAGCCTTTGACGAACCAGCCTCGCATCGCATCGCAGATGACCAGCACATAGCGGCGGAAGGCATCGTCGTTGTCTCGCAGTATGAGGTTGTAGTTAAGCTCGGTCGTTGATCGCACTTCAATATCCTCTCCCACATCGGCCTGTTTATGGAAGGTATTGACTGATGGCATGAAGGTTTTGTCTTGGACAATGCGGCCCACAATCATTTCGGCAAGCACGCCATTGACTTCATCCTCCAGCCTCTGCTCGTAGTTGCGCTGGTAGCTTGTGGCATGGTTAAGGCCAAGCAGCTGCGATTCCAGCATACGCAGTTGAGCCACATTCACGGCCTCCACTATTGCTCGCAGAGGGAATGGTTTGTAGGTTGGTTCTGTTGTATTCATAGTTTGAGTCTTTGCGGGTATTCTTGGCCCAAGGAAGCAAGCTGCATCTGCAGTTCCTGCTCGCGCTGTTTCAGTTCTTTGGTTTTGGCGGCGATTTCCGGCTTCAAGACGCGATCCCAAGGCGTGTCTCCGTCTTTGGGCTGGCTGTTAGCGGGATCGGCCTTCAGTCGCAACACTTGGCTCTTGATGGCTTCAATGGCCTGCTTGATTTCCCATGCCGACATCGGTTTGCCGTTCTTGCCCACGGGCGTTCCCTTGGCGGTCATGGGCCTCTCGGCGCGGTTCAGCCAGTTCACAAACCGCTTGCGGCTTGGTTGCTTGCCATTGGCCGCGCACCACGCCTGCATCTTGCCAAGCTCCATGGGAACATCAATCTGGGCGTAGGCGGGATTCTGGGACAAGTCAGATAACCAATCCTCGTCGCTGGTCGCGGCCACCGCCGCGACACGTTTCCTTCTCACCTTTCCTTCCATTACCTTACCTTCCATTACATTACGTTCAAGGGAAGCTGAAAGCTCTGCTTGAAGCTGTGCTTCACCGGATGCTTCTGGCTCTGCTTTGCGACGAGCTTCGCCAGACCGCCTACCGCCCCTTCTTCCTGCTTCGCGCTTTGCCTGTATCTCAGCCTGTTTGTCAGCAGGATAAAAGGACACAACAAGGCTGTCGTCCAGCCATTGCCAAAGCTCCGAAGTCTCGCGCACCTCGGCCAGCGTGATTCCGCACGTCTGCTGCCATTGGCGATCTTTCCAGCCAGCGCAAGATGGGATGGTTCCTCCGTTCTCCTGTTCGCAGCAATAAGCAAGCAAGTTAAGCCATGTGGCCCTTGCCGTGGGTTCGCTGCCGATGTATTCGGAGGAACGCAAGGTGCTTACGCGCAAGGTGAAGTAGATCATTGCTCGCTTCCCCCCTTGGGGAGCCTTTCGGCTCCCCCTTTGTCGGTTAGGATTGCGCTGGCGCGCTCAAGCTCCATGTGAAGCAGGACACATTGCTCTTTGAGCCATGCCATGCTTTCCATGATGCTCGAATCGTCCAGCCCGTCACAGGCCTGTCGTTCGCGCAGGTTCATTTCAGCGCCTCCAGCTGCTTGTATGCCCATTGCGGCAGGTCGATGGTTTGTTGCTTCTCGCTGTATGCGGGCCATATTCCGCCGTCCTCGCACTGGGCGATGAGATTGAGCGCATCGTTAAGCGCATTCATTCCTGCCTGTAGGGCGGGAATGGACAGCTGATAGACCGCCACGGCGTAGGGAGGCGTCTTTTCAACGGCAATGAACCGGAAGTCCTCCACGCTTGCCAGATGGCAATACATCGCCGCCTGCACATGGTAGCCATAGCGGAATATTGCCGAGGCAAAATTCGCGCTGTCACCTGCTTCTGCCGTTTTCACGTCTGCAATGAAGCCATTGCCAAGCACATCAATGCGACCCTTCAAGCGAAGACCCGTGCGGTGCGTGGCAAACATGCTCACTTCCTTCTTGCTGTTGGCAAGCAATTCGCAAGCGGCGGGATGCTTGGCAACGGAGGCCGTCATGCCCGAAAGCATTTTGGCCTCGTTAGCGTCAAGAATAGGCGTGTCGCCAACTGATTCCTTCCATGCCTTGCCGTCTTTAGTGCGGAGGTCAATGCCCTCCGGTCGCACGACGAATGCTTGCGGCAGTTTGTCAGGCTCAAGAACGGCCAAGTGGCACAATGTGCCAATCAACAGCGCGCGAGTTTCCTCGCGTTCTGTTTGATCGGTGATGTGTGCGTGGAAGTGTGCGGGCGTTTTCGGCGGCAGGATATGTTTGATATCCGAAACCGAAAAACCCTCTTTCGTGCGGTAGATGTCCGCATCCAATCCATGAACAGCGGTTGCCATAATCAGAAGGGGATGCGCTCACCGTCCTCCGTGTTGTTGGTTTCGGCTGCGGGGGCTGTTCCGCTTTCAAGGAACCGCCAGTTGCCAACAATGGGGCCGCGCTCTCCGGCATCGCGCGCCTCTTTGGGTATGTCTTGCACGATGAAGCCATCGTCGCCGTATTGGGATTGCCCGTCCCTGTTGTGCAGCAAGACGGCATTCAGATAAATGCCCTTCTTGCCTTCGTATAAACGCGACTTGTCGATTTTGGTCACGTCGATTTTCACTGCTACTTTATTTTGCATGGTCTGTGTGTTGTGTTGGTTTTGGTTGATTAGAAGGGGATGCGGTCATCCTCTTCGATGGCGGCTGCGACCCTTGCTGGGCGCTGGCCGTTAGATTTGTCCTTTGCTGGTTCGTCTGTGAGGCGTGGCGTTGGTTTCTGCGGCTTATCGTAGGTTGTGGCCTTGGTTGCCGCATTGCCATCGTCATCTTCCGGCGCAATGCCACAAGCAGACATCAAGCTGTAACGACGTGCGTAGGTCAGCGCGGAGCCGTAGCCCTGCGCATCGTTCTTCTGCACGGGAACGTGCAACGTGCCACTGCTCAATGTTTCGCCGCTTGTGTGGATAAATACGGTTTCCACGGCGACCCCGCTCTCGCAGGGCAGAACGCGCTGCATGAAGGCAATGCCATTGCTGTTAAGCGCGCTGGCGACCGCATCGACGCAAGCCGCCAAGTCGGCATACTTGTTTTTGAAGTGAGGGTTCTGTGATGATTTAAGCGCGGGGCCGTATGCGGCCTGCGCTTTGACGAGGGCCGCGGCTATTGCCTTGCCCACAACAAGCGAGCTTTCGCTCGGAGTTTCTGTGTTCATATGTGCTGTGTGTGTTTTGTTTTTTCAGAGCCTTCACGACCCATCGTCTGCGATTTGTCGTTGCAGCTCGGAAACCAGTTGCTTGTGCTGCCGCAATTCGGCAAGCACCCGCAGAAAATCTTCTCCCGCAAGAGTGACAAGAAAAGGCTCGTTGCTTGTTTTGTGGGCAACGGCAGGGGGTGTGGCGAGCGGACAGGCAGAAGAAGCCTGTTTGTAGGCCTCACGCACGTTCAATCGCTCAACAAATTTGACCTCCCACCAAAATCCGGAATCATCCTCAACGTCTGCTCCTCCAGAACCGAGATGCGCCTGCTTGTATCCGGCTCGTTCGGCCTCAAAGCCGTGATAACGCAGCGTATCGCGCCAAAGCCTTTCGCCCCTCTTGCCCTTCTCGCGTTGCGCGCGGCTCATTTCTTACGCCTCCCTTTGCTTAGTTGTTCAGCCGCCATTTTGTAAAAATCTCTCTGCTGTTCTACTTCAGCCAAGCGCGTAAGCAAATCCACAATGCTTTGGGCCATAGCATCAATGACAGGGGCCACAGGATCATAAGCAGGGGAAAACGAGACACTTCCCAAAACGATGTCGTTTCCCCCGCTCATAATTCGTATGCCTCCACTTCCGCGCGCCGTAGTTCGGCCAGCTTGATTTCCTTGTCGGCCTCGTCCGACCACGCTTGTAGTTGCTTGCGCGCTTGATTGTATTGCCGCTGCCATTTAAGTCCCTCGCTAATCGCTAAGTCCTGCGCCCGTTCTGCCGCTTCACGCGCCGTGCGCTCGCGCACAAGCTCCTCTTGCAGCGCGGCAACCTCTGCATTTTTCATGGCGATAATGTCCTCGGCTTCCATAATAACCCCGCTCATTGCAGCCCCCTTGCGTCGAGTTGCCGTGCCGCCGGGAGCAAGTCCCGCGCCCATTGTTCGGCCCAAGGCCCGAAGATCGCTGCGGCCAGCACGACACAATTCGCGTGAAGGTATTCGCGTTTGTCTCGGCGCGTAATCGCAGGCGGCAAATCTTCGTGACGTTCGTATTTGTAGCTAAACGCGCCACGGCACTTGCATCCTTTCGCGTGCGTGTTGCCCTTTGGTGCGCCACGCTTGACCCACCCTTTCGGGCGAACTTTTCCAAGGAAGGGCTTCATCGTAGCCATCCTGCAACGAGATCGGCCAACAAGACCAGCCCGATTGCTATTGCGGTGAGCAGCACCATTGCCGCGATTGCGTTGTCCTGTGGGGCGGGAGTCATCGCGTTAGCTTGCGGCCAAGCTCGGCCAGTGTTTTGCGTATGCAAGCAAGAAGGCAAGGTTTGCGACCCTCGCAAACTCTATCCATTAAGCGGCCAAGAGCAATGGGATGAATGCATGGCTTCCATCCAAGGTTGTCGGACATCTTAATACGTGGATCAATGCTCATATTTTTTCTTTGATGTTGTTGGGAAATTCACAAGGTGATCATTCACCACAAGCTGCAACCCTTCAGCGATTGCACGGCGCACAATCTCCGACTTGCCTCCTTTGTAGTAGGGCGCAAGCGAATCAATGCGCTCTGACAATGCGGCGGGAATCTTCGCGCCCAGATGCACCATTGATTTGTGCAATGTGTTGCTCATGTATGAATCATTAAAAAGGTTTTGCATGGAATGGCAAGAAATATTTTGAGAAAATCAAACGCAAGCGATTGCGTAACATAGAAATACGTGCGTGGAAAAGCCCGGTCTGTTAAGAAGCGCAAGCGATTGTGTGGCCTGTTTTGCCTTTGACATAAACGCCGCCCCTTGTGGCGGCAGTAACCCGAAAATGGAAACGCTGGATGGCGGTTTCATGCACACACGGCCACTTGGCCGATCCGCGAGCGACCAAAGCAATGCTCGCCTTCCGCAAGGCGTACGCCCCGCAGACGGTTCTTCACCTCGGAGACTTCACCGACATGGCCGCGCTTCGCGCCGGGGCAAGGCGTGATCCCGATGACCCCGATCGCGCGGAAAGCATGGCCGATGACTTGCTTGCGGGCCTCTCGTTCCTGCGAGAGCTTCAGCCGACAGTAATCCATTTAGGGAATCACGAAGATCGCTTGTGCGGCCTCGCGCATAGCGGCAACGCGGTCGTGAGCTACGCGGCGGGGCAAGTGCTTGGGCGCATTGATGACGCCGCCAAGCAAATGAAGGCGAAGGTCGTTCCTTATGCTGGCCTGCGCCCGGAGGCTTGCACGCAATTAGGCGACACTTTGTTCCTGCACGGCGTCCTCTACAATGTCAGCGCTGCCCGCGATCACGCGGAAGCACTTGGTATGAATTGCGTGTTCGGGCATACGCATCGCGTGATGCAAGAGGCTGGCCGATGCCAGCGCCCGGTTGTCGGCTACAACATTGGTTGCGGGGTTGATCTGACGGTTGGGTATGCAAAATCCCGCCGCGCCACGTTGGGATGGGCTCATGGCTTTGCGTTCGGTGAATACAACGATCAAGCCTGCACAGTCAACCTCGTCACACTTTCCCCCCATTACAGGCTCCCGCTATGAAGTCGAAACCTTCGACATCGAAGCCCGACGCAGATCTCGCCAAATGGTGTGCGGCCTTATCCACCCAAGCCGCCACCGACGAGGTGCCGCCGGGTTGGCTCCGCATGAGCGAAATCGCCGCCCTACTCGGAAAAAGCGAAAGCCACATGGCGAAGCTCATCCGCAAAGCCGCCGACCAAGGCCGATGCGAGACGGAGATGTTTCGGGTTCCCTGCGGGCAGCGTGTTTTGGCGCTGCGGCACTACAAGCTAAAATGAAAAAGCCCGCCACAGCCCCGCGTAAGCGCAAGAAACCCGCCCCGACCATGCGCTTCAAGCTCGACGGCCAATGGTGGCGCGTCCGGGTAGAGCGTCCACCTGACAAGGAAAAGCTCGACGGCCTGTGCCACTACAAGAAGCGCACCGTGTGGCTAAACCCCGAAGCCGTGAAAGGCGACTTGCTCGGCATCGTCACGCACGAATTAACGCACGCCTGCATCCCGCCGACTGACGAGACGCACGTTCGGGACTTGGAGCGACTGGTCTGCGCGGTGGTTCGATGGGCGGCTACTCGGTGCAATGAGGGAAAGATCAGCATCGGGAGGCATAAAGCATCGTGACCTTCTGGCCCCTCGTCATCACCACCGTCTGCTATCTGTGGACAGCCTACGGATTCTGGAGCCAAGGCCAGCCAGCCCTCGGAACGTGCTTTCTGTTCTATGCCTGCGCCAACGGCGGCTTTTTAGCTATCGCGGCGGGTTATCGTTAAGCCATCAGCGTCAGCAAACGTCTAAACAAACGCCACAGGCAGAGCCGTCCCGCAGGACGATTCGGCTTGTGCCGCTCGACGTAGCCAACGCCGCCATACGGGCCATAGACAAGGCCGCTGTCGGTTGATCGGTGCATAGGTGTCCTCCTTTCATGTTAGTCGCTGTCCAAGGTATGCTTTGAAGCGCGCAAACTCGACCGGGTTCAAATCATCCTTCCGCCCCGGCGACACGGTGCGGTGGTCGGTAACGTCCGCAAGCGTGAGCCGATACAACTTCATAAGCGGCTCAAGATATTCGGCCATCGAGGCCATCTCGTCTTCGTTCAAAGGCCGCTTGTAGCTATCTCCCTCAAAGGCCGCGCCGATGCTCCACGAGTTAAGGTCACGCTTGCCCCGCCAGGACGAAACGCCTGCGTGCCATGTGCGCTCATCGGGATCTGCCAAGGTGCTGCGCCTACCGTCGCGGGCCACGATGCAGTGATAGCTGACCCTGCTCGCCGGGTTCATGCACCATGCGACAGATCCCCCGTAGGTGCCGCTCGTGTGGTGCAACACGATGGCCTTTGGCTTGATGCGCTTGCCCTGCGAGACGTTTGGAGAGTTAAGCAGCTTTTCCGGGTAAGACTTATGGCTTTTCGCCTTTGTGGCGGGGGCGCTTTTTGGTGGCGCGCTCGGCTTCTTTGGCTCGCTTGGCAAGGATGGCTTGGATGGCGTGGATAAGCTCCGCGAGATCGACAGTGGGCCAGCGCGAAAGACCGCGAATAAATGATTGAACCATTTTAGCGGGTTCACTTCTTGTTGCTGCCCGGAGGAGGAAGCTCGCCGCTCACCGTCCACTGTTTTGTCTGCGGGTTGTAGCCGACGGCCCACTTGAGGCCCGCGCAGCCGCAAAGGGCCAGCGCGGCCAGCGCCAATAGTGCGAGGCGCATTACTTCTTAGCGTCTGCGGCGAAGATTAAACCGACTCCCGTGATGACCCCGGTGACAAGCGCGGGGTCGAACGGCTGGCCCGACAGCACTGCCTTTGTGATTGTGAGGATCGAGATGAGTGCGCCCAAAACGCCCGTTGCGGTGGTCTTCCAGTTCATACCCCGCGCCGGGGTGTCAAAGCCTACCCGGCGAGATCGGTGACGGCCTCGGCGCTGGCCTGCTCGTAGCTGCACGGCGACAGATCAAACGTGCGCGGGGTCGGATCGACCGAGGCGAGCATCATGCCTTCAAGCCACCCCTTGAGCGCGGCCATGTTGCTGCCGAGCGGTTTGCCTGCGGTGAGCAGCGCCATTTCCAAGCGTTGAAGGGAGAGGATTTGCAGGGATGTTAGGTGCTTCGTCACCCATGCTTCGGGCGTAAAAGTTTCCACATACGGCACAGGCGGCGGCGGGATCACATAGCTCTCGTCCACAGGCAGCGCCGCTTCGATCATGCCCTTGACCGTGGCCTCGTCCAACGTGTCGAGTTCGGGGCCGTCCGCTTCGTAGATCGTCAGCTTCGTAGGCCAGCCATGCTCGCGCACTTCGATCTTGCCTGCTTCGTCGCGGGATAGCTGGTAGGACAGGCCGTGCCATGTCTTGCCGTCGATCTGGCGAGGCTGGTCGAGGAGGACGTTGTAGATGGTTTCGGTGTTCATATTAAGCAACGCGATAGATTGCTGTGGCCCGCCATTGAACGGTTTCGGAGGCCGCGCCCGTGACTTCCAGTTGCAAGGCTTCGTTGGTATCGTCGGCGGTTAGCGCGAAAGTCCATGTTGGCGAGCCTGCGCTTTGATCAACGCCGAGGGTCTGCACACTGCCGATGAGCGCGGTGTTGTTGCTGCCATCGCGGCGGATGCCAAGGAAGCGGCGGGCGACAAGCCATT